TTCCTCCTTTTGTATTATACCATATTGATACTAAAAAGTAAACTAGTATCTTGGATCTACTAAATAATCCTTACCTTGTTTGAGCAATCTTGCGCGATTACGTTCTAAATAACCTGGGTTCATTAATTCATTAATACCATCTAATAAATAATAGTTAATAATTGGTTTTAAATAAAATAAATTAACATAAGCCAAAGCTGATGTTGATGGAGATAATACACCAACAGCCGGTGCTCTTTGAATCATAAATTTTCCTAAATCATCAGCAACATTTTCGCCTTTATAGATAGCCTTTGAAGCAATATAAGCTAATTCAGATGCTCCAGATATTGTTGGACCAGCCATTGTGCCTAATTGTTCATATGGACTTCTTGAGAAATCATTTAATAATAAATCTCCATAAACACTAAGTGCACCACTCCGTACTATTACTTCAGCAAGTGTTTTTGGATCTTTTAGGTCTCTAGGTGTTTTATTATTAAGTGCATCTTTAATAGTCATAGATATATAGGATGTTGCGATCATTCCTGCCATAAATAAAGCGCCTGTTTTAATTGCTTCCATTGGCCCTGCTTCTTGTGCCTCACGCGCAATACCTTTTAAAATAGTATTGAAGAGAGCATACGGGAATTGTTTAAATTGTGAAAAATGTCGCATCATTTCACCGGTTAGTGTTCCAGGTCGAGTTGCTCTGTATGCAAAACCTTTTTCAGTAACAGTTGGTAATAATACCGCTTCCATTCCTGAGGCTATAAGCATTGTTTGTAACTTATGTGCTAATTTATTTCTAGTATTATTAATAACAATGTCGTATACATTTTGAGCACGTTCTTGCGGTAATCTATCTGTGTCTACAGATTTTTTTAGTTCTATACCGTATTCTTTTGCTATTACATCATCTGATAATGATCCAATAGCTTCATTTAACATATAAGCTTCGCCATTGATGGCTTCTTTAATGCCATACTTTCTTAATACATTCCAATCATTTTCGGTAATATTAAAACGTTTAAAGAAATCAGTAAAATTTGTATTTAATTCATTAAAAGAAACATTCTTTAATTTTGCTAAATCACGTGACATTCCTAAAGTATAACTGGCTCTGTTCGTATCTGTCCACCAACGTAAACCATTCATCTGGAAGAATTTATTTGTAATATAACTAGCTTGTCGAGATATACCTACATCTCCACTAAATTTTTCAGCAATTTGCCCAATAAAGGCATCATTAATAAATCCAATACTATCAAGCATATCTCGGTATATTGGATCTTTTAGTTTACCGGTAACACCTTTAACGGCATCAGTAAAAGCACCTAATGAACTTCTACCTTGTAAATGTGCGATAGTCGGCCCAGAAGCTAAGTCCATAAATGATGTAATTAATGAGCCACCTAAAAAAGCAACATTATTCATAGAACGAATCATAGCATTGACTTTTGATAATCTAATATCACCTGGTCGTCTATCTTCACCCAATAAACTTGCTAACTGATTATTTGCTGAATCAGTTAGTACATTTATACCAGATCCTTTAGTTAAATATGATATATTTTTGACATTATTTTCTTCATGCGCACGTTGTTTTAGATTTCTAAATACAGATTCAAAATTATAACGTGGATTTGTGCCCATATAATTTAATAAGGTTGTAGTATGCGCCATATTTTCTAGTTGAAATAGAACGGCTTCACGCAAGTTATCCTGGCCATATTTCTGCATATATTCATATGCATTTATACCATCCTTAAAAAATATTTTACGCTCTAATCCTGCTCGTTTAGAAATATTTCTTCCTGGTATAAATGACATCTCTTCTGGGATGTATGAATAATGCATACCTGTTGTAATATTACGCCAAATATTATCTAATGCTTTATCTACAGTAACATCTTCAGGTAAGTCCTTAAATGTTTTTTCAATATCGAGATGCTGTAGAATAGTTTTTTTCCATGCAGCACGTTGTTCAACTTCAGTTTTTCCATTTTTGGTGCTTAAGAATTTTTCCATACTATGCGATTGTTTAGCCATGTAACCTGGAATTAACGCTATATCTGCCCCAGCATCAATGGCATCTTGAACTGCAATTCGTTGTACTTTGTATACTATTTGAGCTAACCTATACGCAATAGGATCACCTGTAAATGAACCATCTTTAAATTGTTTAATTTTATTCTTTGCAACAGCATCAGGATTATCCATATAAAATAGTTCCTGGTAAACTAATTTATCATATTTTCCAGTGGATAAAAACTTACTGTAATCTTCGCCAAAACCATCTCTACCAATTAGCATTCGTTGAAAATTTGATAAATAAGCACTCGATCTTGCTTCTTTATCATAGTGAACTAATTGAAGAAAACGATTTACACCTTCTTCATAATTATTTGTATAATTCTGAAAAATAAACTGCTCTATTTCTAATCTACGTGTCATATTTTTATAGGCTAATCTACGCTTATTAATATTGCGTATTTTACGAATATCCATCATTTCTTTTACAGCAGCTTGATATGCATCTTGAGTCTTATATTGTTCAAAATTAGACTTTACATTTTTTACAGCCTCAAAGTAGTCTTTTTTTAATTGATCGATTTGAAAATCATCATATCCTAATTGTTCTTTTAGAGCTTTAGAAAAAGCTATACTACATACTTTTTTACTAGCCATCTATTTCACCTCTTACACAATTTCCGAATTCTGTAATCATTTGTTCAATTAAAGTATTCTCTGTTGTCTCTTTTTGTAATGTTTCTAATCGTAAATCTTCACCATCAGGAATTAATAAAGATTCATTTAACTCTTTTAATTGTTCTGGTGAAAGTTCAAGTGATTCAGTATATTTAGCAAAACTAACTTCTTCAGCATTAAGATCATTTGTATAAAAAGCTAAGGCATCTTTATCTACAGTAGTATTTTTCACAACTTGTTGCTCAGCTAAATTTGCCTTTTCTTGAACATCTCTATTAATTGTATCTGCAATCACGCTTTGTGCTTCACGAACTTCAGTCGGATCTAAAGCATCTTTTGTATTTAAAAAATCAAGTTTACTCTGTAAACGTTTAATCTTTCTTTGTTTAAGTTCTTCTCGCTGTGCAGAATCAAATAAATCATTATTTTTAATTTCTGTCTCAGTGTCTTTAATAGTTTTATTAATTTGATTTAAGGCATCCTTATGATCTGTTAATTGTTTCAGTACATTATTAGAATGTTTTCTCGGATCAATAAAACCACGTTCGTATGCTAATTCTACTTGACGCTCTGCAAACATCGCATCAAATACACTCCGTAATTCAGGGGAAATACTTTTGCTAGACTTAACCATATTAGAATAAATATCTAAAAGCCATGTCTTAAATTTATTGAATAAACCATTTAAATTTTTATGCGGTGATTTTCCTTCAGCTAAATACTTTTCAAAACCAGCCGCAAATTGTTCTTCAGCAGCTTTGGTCCATCGTCCATTTTTAACCCCTAAAGCAATTTCAGCTTGTTCTAAAATATCACCTTCTAGAATTGTACGTCTAAAGACATGAACTGTTTCATGCACTAATGTTGAAATATCTGCGTGTTCGAATAATCCAATCATGTAAGAAGTTGTTGAAGAAATATCCACAGCTCCTTTAATAATTTTACCGTTAGCTTTTTCGGTTTCGTTGATCTTTTCTATAATACTTTTTCTATCTTTCTTAGCTTTTTCTATGTTTTCTTTTAATTTTTGTCGCTCTTGCCCTGGTATTTCTATCCCGTTAACTAGCTCGGGACTACTTGCACCTCGTGGTTTCTTCAATGCTTCTAAATATTTACGTTGTGCAATCTCAACCTTATTAATGTTATCTGCTATAATTGATTTATAAATAGTTTCTGGCTGTACTTGCAAGGCATTTTCTGGTGAGATCCCCTGTAAAACTTCAGGTTCTCCTATTTGCTTGTACTCTGTATTATCAATAAGTGAGTAAATTAATTCACCATCAGATATGGAAATTTTACTATACTCTTTGCGTTTTTTTCCTCCTAAAGATTTTATATAATCTCTAAAAGTTACTTTCTTTTTATTTGTTAAAGTTGTTGCTTCGGTTAACACTTTTTTAATTATCACTGCACGATGATCAGAAGACTTTTCAATAGCCTCTTTTAACATTGGATTCCATTTGATAATATCTTTTGTCAAAGATTCAATATCTGCCATAGAGTCTAGTCTAGCGTTATAAACATAACCTTCGCCAATATCATAAATTACTGCTTTACCTGTTTTTGCGATCGCAATATCTGGATACTTAGTGAATGTATTGTTGTCAATATAGTAAACAAAACTATTGCCATATAAATTTTCAAATTGTGGTAATGTTATTTTATTAGTAAATTCGCCAATAACTCTATTTGCTAAAGCCCTACGATCTACAGCATGAAATAGCCACTCTGCGGGGATCTCACTAGTTAATTCCTGTGCAACACGAAGTTCAGGGTAAATATTAATTAACTCTTGTGGTAAATCAAGGCCAGAATAGAAAGCGTCATGGGTGAACTTAGCGTGTTCGATAGACCCAACTTCAAATTTTCCACTTTCGGTGTAGAAGTTTTGTTTTTGCTTTTGAGTTTCTTGAAAAAGAATTTCAGCATTTTGTCCTCCATATATATTACTTAAAGTACTATCTGGTGTAACATCGATATATTTAATGCCATTTCGTGTCTCAATATTCATTACTTTTAATGAAAGATCTCTTGGTAATAAGATTTCTTCTTCTAGTCCGGAATCGAGTAAAAATTCTACTCGTTCAATGTCTTCTTGTGTATAGCCCAGGTTTCTTAATTCAGTTTGATTTTCTTGTAATTTAGTAAAACCTTCTTCAGATAAAAATTCTTTATATTTTGAGAAACGTAATGATTCGCCTAGATTAGCCTCAATATCTAATCCAAACATTCCTTTAGGTGCTTTTATTCTTAAAATAGTCGTTGGTGCATCTTCCATTAAAGCAAATCTGTAAGCTATATCATGTATTGGTGAACCACTTAGAAAACCTGGTGAACGTATAACTGAACCTGGGACAACATTAGAAAGCGCTAAGGCTAAACTACCTTCTTGTGGTAAACCTCTATAAAGTAGAAGATCTTCTTTTAAATGACTATTTTGTAACATTTTATCAAGACGAGATATTTCACCAATGAATTCATTTGTTGGTGGTATTTCTTCATTTACATACTTAAATAAAGTTTCCTGAAGATCATATTTTCCAGATTTTATTTTTAATAATAGGTTTATATCTTCATTGGCAATAGCATAGTTAATTATTGCATAGCTATTTTCTAAGACTTCATCTGGCTGAAGATTATAGAAATCTAAACTTAATTCATCATTAGCTATTAAATCTTTTCTTATTGGTGAAATTACACTTTGTTCTAGCTTATGTAGACGTTTTTCTGTTCTATTTTGAAAATCTGCTTCATTAACGAAAGATATGCCATAATCTTGAAAATATTTAACGAAGTCACCAGTCATAACATCTACTAAGCTAAAGTAATTTGCTAGTTGTTCATCAGTAATCTTAGCACCGGTTGCTTTAATTGCATCAATATAAGATTTTTTTATTTGTTCACGTTCAGAAAGAAATTTTAATTCTTTATTTGATGTTGCAATTAGTCGTTGAATATCTGCACGAGAAGTTTTTAATTTTTCAGCCCTTAATTTCTGGACCTCTAAATCCGCTTTATGTAAATCATCTAGCAGTCTAAAAGCTTCTTCGGTATTTGCGCCCAATAAAATATCTTTTTGTTTTTCTAATCGTTTAAACCAATCTTCTTTAGATAAAAAGTTCTTCTGCTTTTCTAAATTCGCAAGTTTAATGGTTGCAGATAGTTTATTTTCTTTACTATTGAGTGACTCTTTAATTTGCGAATTTATAGCATGACTAACCTTAGCTGCCTGTTGTCTAATATCTGTTTCACTAAAATCTCCAATGTTTGTAGTTAGCCAATCAATTGAGGCATCTAAAATATCTTTGTGATAAGTAATAGCTTTAAACTCTTTACCCTTATTATCTTTAGAAGATAAAATTTTATTAATATTATAAAAAAGTTTATCTATATTTGAGTCAAACTGAAGTTTAAATTTAGTACCGCCACGAGTAACTGTTAAGCCATTTTTTACAACTCTAATATTTTCAGACTGTTTAAAAGGATCTAAATTAGTAAAATCCACACTCTCTTTATTATAGAAAGAATCTAACTCTCTAAATAATATACCGTCTTGAAGCATGGTAGCATAAGAAAACTTAAGATTTCTAATTGCATCTTCAGATGATCTGCCAATAATTCCATCTTTATTTTTAAGCAAACCAGTTTCATTTCTGAATCTAGCTTGATATTGACCATCTGGCAATTGTTTAATTTCAATATCTTTAGTAGTCGCAATATCTCTTATAGATAAAGAAGTTAATGGTGATATATGTTGTGCATGAGCAATAACACCATCTTCACCACTTTGTCTAATAGCAATATATTCTGCAGCACTTTTAAGTTTATCTTCAATTTTTACTCTTGTAAATGGATCTGATATTAAACCCATCCCAGTATGAAAAACACCACCAGTTAAACCACCAACAAATACATTCATTAATGAATTCATCGCCGTATAATCATCACCTAATTGACGACTAGCACCAGCCATCCAGGGTTCTACTAGTGCGTTTGATAAAGCATTTTCTACAAAGCCTTCATAAAATCTCGAGGCTGTACGAATACTGAATGGTAGTTTAGATACGCCTAATTCAGCAATCAGTGCATTCTGTGGGATCATTTCACCAGCTAATTTATAGGCTAAACCAGTTCCTGAAAAACGTGTTAACGCTGGAATTAATGCACTTGCGCCTTTAGCAAAGCCAGCCGTTGCAACCATTAAACCAACCTCTAATGGATCCGCAAAGCTTTTGGTAATATAAGATGCTATCTCTGGAATGAACATTGCACCAGGTGTTTTTACAGTTGACATCTCTTTAATTTGTTCTAGTTCCTGTAGTCTTGCTTGACGTTCGGCAATATATTTAGCTGTCTCGGCATACATTGGTCCATTAAAGTTTGTATTTGGATATTTAACTTTTAATTCATCAATAGAAAGCATTTGTTCATTAGCCCTAAATGCTTCTTGATTTGCGGTATCAATCCGTTTAACATTATTGGCATAATCACTCATTGTTTCAGCATTTTTAAAAATACTTGGCAGCACAACAGATGAGTAGGGAATTTTACCTCTGGTATTACCAACAGCTAAAGCTTGTTCTTGTGAATAATATTGGTTCTGTTGTTCTGGAGTTTCATTAAACCCCAATTGGAATGAAGATACCATTAATAACCTCCATACCAAAGTTTATCATAAAGATTTGTATCAATAAACTGTGTAAATGGTTTATCTTGAATCTCACCTTTATGATCTAAAAATGCTGCAGCATTATTTAAAAAATCCTTTTCAATGGCGTATAATACTTCACGTTGTTTCTTAAGCTCAGTTTTATAAATCTTGCTTCTTGTGTCTTGCTCAGATAATGTTTTCATCATATGTTGTTTATCCGAGAAAGACAGCATATCAGCGAAGAATGGCCCGATTAATTCCGCTGCTTTATGGTCTGCTCTATGCGCTGTATCTCTATGCAAGCGTTGTAACTTCTGATATTTTTGAAGCTCTAATTCAAATTCCTGATGTTTTTCTGTAGCATTAATTAAGGCATCAATTTTGCTTTTTGACATTTGAGAACGTTCTAATTCTTGTTGAAGGGATTTTGTATCCTTAGCTGATTGCATTAACTTCTCTACATTTAGAATTTTTTGTGTCCCACTAAATGTTTCAGGTGTGATATAAAAACCGCCCTTATCTAGACTCGTTATTCTTCCATTCAATGAATAAAGTTGTTGTAGTGTATCACGCATACCATCACGCGCTTTAATTGTTCCAAGAATATCTTCATCGCCTAGATATTTTAAATTTAATTTAAGCGGTTTCCCATCTTTATCCATAATTAATTCAGAAATACCCGTTTTCTCATCCTGATAAAATGGTTGAACAGTAAACTGATCTAAAGTTCTATAACGAATATTCGCTTTATTATTCAATAAGGCATTACTTACATCCTTTGATTTATTGCTAACTGTATAACCTAAACCAGTGAAATTTCTTTCTGCTAAATAACTTGATGCTTGTTCTGGAGAATATCTATTATAAATAATAGGCTTACCATCTAAAGTACGTTTCTGAAGAAGAATACGACTATTTGCATCGTATGTATAGACCGAATCAATAAGATTAGTTTGAACCATCTGTGTTATTTCTTTATTAGATAAGCTAGGGTTTTTATACTTATAATAAGCACCCATGTCTGCATAATATTGGGCTAATTCAATTTTCCCTTTAATATTACCCGCTAGATTTAGATTTTGTACCATTGCTTTATACCCTGGTAAACCATACACATCACGTTCTAATTTAGTTCGTAAAGTATTTGCTGTTGAAGTGTCAGGTGCATGAAACATTTCTTTAGTAAAATTACCCTTCAAAGTCATTTTATGTTTCATCATATCCAAAACATCACCATTATAAACAGGGGATCCTGTTCGGGCTGCTTCAATAAGTATTCTTGCTTCAGGACCAACTTGATTATTTCTAATTAATTGATGTATAATTTTACTAGACCCCTGTTTATAAGTAGTCATAATACTTGCTAAAGTTTGTTGCGCTTTTTCTGGATTCTCTGTAATAACGCTATTAATTTGTTTTGCTAATTGCTCTGCTTGAGCTTTTGGTAAATAAGTTCTATTTACTTCTGGGATATTAAGTCTGTCATATTCAGCATCAAGATGAGCAACAACTTGGGCATAGTCTCTTGATTTATTAGCTTCTTCTAATAATGCATTAAAGCTTTTATTTTTAGTCATTATGAAAGTGGCTGGATCTTTTTGAAAAGCTTCTGTATATTGCTGAGTTAATTTAGCAGCAGCTTCATATTGACCAATCAAACGTAATTTAGAATCAGCATCAGTTGAATTTTCAATTTTTGTATAAAGATCTTCCGTATACTTTTGCATAGCAAGAGGATCACGCATATTATTAAAGTCTTGTGTCACCGCTCTTTGATCTTGTGCTGCGCGATATTTATCTTGTTGCTGCATAGTAGACATCCATGCATCAGCTTTATTATGTCCACTTTTTATTAATGTTTCGTAATATTCAGATAAAACATCAGTATCAAATTTAACATGATCTGCCTCACGCAATGAGTCTAAGATTTCATCATAGTAAGCTTTACCGCTCTTCTTTTTATCAATTGACTCTAATGAATCAACTAATTGTTGTATTCCATTACCGGTAAAGGTTTTACCTTCTAATATGGCTTTTTGTTTTTGGTTTTCAATATCTGTATTACTTAAATCAGCAACTCTAGCAATATTTTCAACTAATGATTCAGCTGACATACCAGGATAAAAGCCAACTTGTGTTTGCCAAAAGCCAGTTAAATTCGCTTTATTGTTTCGAATAGTATTCGTTAAAGCTTCTAATTCATGAGGGTCCAAACTATATCGTTCAGCTGTATCATTTATGATATTGCCTAAGTTAGATGTATTAGAATACATATAAGAATCTGCTGGAAGTTGATTTTGTGGTTGAATAGGATTTGCACCCTCAATTGAAACTGGTTTAATAATTTCTTCTTTAGGTTGTTCAATCGTTTTTGGACGTAAATTAATAGTATCACTTGTTTGTGATGCTATAATTGCGTCATTATTTAAATTTTCTTGTTGATTATCCTCGATCATATTTTCTCACTAACTTCATATAACCTTTAACATTACCTTTGTAACCAGCATTAGCATGACCTAATCTATAATGTTCTAAATTACCTGGTCCACCATTATATCTAGCATAAGCAAGTTCTGGATCTTTATATTTCTTATATCCAATATTGTAATATTTTAATGCCGCTCTAATATTCTCTTGAATATCCCAAGGATTTTTTACACCCATACCTTGTGCTGTACTTGGCATTAATTGACCTAAACCATATTCACCAGCTGCACCTCTTGCTGTAGATCTAAAACCAGACTCTTTTTCAAATAAAGCTAAAGCATATGCTTCTGGTATACCAAGTAATTTTGCTTCAGATTTAATAGTATCGATAACTAATGACTTATCTACAGGAGCTTTGGGTACCGGGACATTTGAGTACATATCTTGACCAGAATAATTTGATTTCGAAGGATATGTAATATTAGTAGGAACACCTTCATATAAATCTGTTTGCATTCTTTTTGAAAGTTCGTATAGCTTTTGTGCATAAGTCATTTGCTTTGATTCATCTTTTGCTTTCATAGCGCTATTCTTATACGTACCATATGCAGATTGAATAGCTTCTAAGGTACTAGTAGATGTAAATTTCATATTTTCATTAAAATATTTTGAGCCAGGTGTTAAATTAGCTGGTATAAAACTACCATTGATAAATGAACCTGCGAAGTCTTTAGTCTCCTCAGAATAAAATTTAGAGTCTTTAGTAAAGTATGGTGAATAAGGTGTGCTATATTTATTTAATATTGTTTTATCTTTGAGTAAAGTCTTAAAATCCTGTCCTGAATTTAATGAATCTTTATAAAGACTTCCTAGATCATAAAGATATGAATTTGTAGAAGCTTGTTTATCAACAGTAATTTTAGCAATACCGAGTTTAGCTTTTTCCGTTTCAGATAAACTATTTAAAGCCTGTTGATAAGCAGTGAAGTTAGTATCAGATACTTTATATATTGATTGATACTTACCTGTACTTGCTGTACTTCTAAATACTTCAGCCTGGTCTAATAAAACTTGCCTTGAGTTATTAGTAGCAAAATTAACAGCACCTTGAGGATCTTCTTTTAAGAATCTACCCCAGAAGTAATTTGAAACTTGCATCTTCTTTTTAGTTGCATATGTTGATTTACTCATTTCTGGAATCATACCTGATTTAATTGCAAGATCAGCTTCTTGATCAACTCTAGCTAACTGTTGCTCTAATAAAGCAGTTCCAGATTCACCTCTCAATTGGGCTGCTGAAACGGAAGAGAACAAAGCGCCTAACTCATTATCATAGTTTAATTCGTGATCCTCAAAGGCTTTTTGTTTAACACTATTAGCAATATCTAAACTATATGCTAAATTACTCGGCCCATATTTAGTAAGCATCTCACTTGTAATTGCAGTTGTTTTAGACATACTCACGCCATGTTTAGCTAATGTACTTCCAAGTAAATTGTTAGCATTAGTATTAAACTCAGTTACTCTTGAGTCAATATTATCAATTGTACTATTCATTTGAAGATCTTGCTTCATTTTAATAAGCTCTTCATTATATTCTTTCAACGCATTATTTGTATTTAGTTCGTCTCTAAAATTTGTAATACCAGTTAAGGCACCTTGAATTGATTTTGTTAATTGTGCTACACCAGTTAACTGTACATTCGGTACAGTATCTTGTATTATTCCTGCAGTCGGAACTGCTTGTGATATATATTGTGGTAAAACTGGCATATATCTCCTTATGCTAATCCTGTTAAATTACCTTGACCTGTTATTGTGGTAGGCTTTGCACTACCAGTTAATAGTGAACCCATAGAAAGCGCAGTACCCGCCCCGTCAATCACTTGACTTGTTACATTTAAACCTAAGTTCATGTCTGTTACTTGACTTTGATAATTATTTAATGCCGCTTGTTGCTCGAATTGAATTGCTTGTGTCTCGCCTTGATACTGCGTTACTAATTCATCATAACGTTCTTGGCCAGCTGTTTGTCCTAGTAATAATAAAGAAGAACCATCAGCGGTTACTCCCATACCACCAAGTTTAGCTAATTGCGTACCTTGTAAAAATTTATTCGCTCTTCGTTGTTGTTCAATCTTTGCCTGAGCAGCTTGCCTTGATGCAGCAGCATTTCGCTGATTAACTTCCTCTTGGTACTGCATCATTGCTTTTTGTTGATTTGCCTGTAATACGCTACCTGTAATTCCAGTAGCAATACCTGCTACTGCAATTACAGCTGCTGTTGCTGCAACCCACATTGGAATAAGCACAGTAGACGTACCTATTGTCAATGAAATAGGATCAGCACTCGCAGGTAAATAACTGCATAAAAATAAAATTATTGTAATAAAGAATCTTTTAGCCACGGATTAACCTTTGCAAATAAAAAGTGATCAACGTTATTTAAATAATGCTTCATAATACCTTCGGGTTCAAATCCAAGTGCTTGTGCAAATCTAATACCCTCGGGATATTCACTAGAAACATCTGCCTGTATACGATCATAAACATCATTGTTAAAGTATATAGTAAAGAATTTTTTGATTGCCCTAAATATAGGTCTAGAGTATTGAGGTAAATCCTTTGAAAAAATAGCCCAGGCATGAGCTGTTTTTGCATTAATATTGCGTACTCCAGCAACACCAATCAATTTACCTTCTTCATTGAAACCTGAAAATGCTGGACCCATTTGCTTTAATGCTACTCTATAATCATCATTCTCTAGAATTGGTTTCATATATTCTTGAAAATGAATTAAGTCTATATCCAATAGATGCTCTGGTTCATATGGAACAACTTCTAACATTACTACACCTCCTAGATCCATTATAACATGGAAAGTCTTAAATGTAAACTATCTCGCAACTTTGATTCTAGGTAATATTGCCAAAATCATCATTGGAAGTGGTTCCTCTTGCGTTATACAAACTTGCGCAGATGTAGCATAATTGCTATCGACTGGCATACGTTTTTCACCCGTAAACAGGGGAATTGCCTCGCCCATTGCATCTTGTGGTGTTCTATACTCAATTGGAACAAGCTTATCACAAGTTGGCCCTATCTTTCCGCCCATAGTCCGATAGAATCTTACCAATACCTCAGAGATATTTTGAACATGACCTTGCGCAGCAGTTGAGCCGCCTGCTTCAGGATCAATATATAATGACTCATATTTAGAAATCATTTGCAGGCCTATTGTAATATATTTACCTGGAAAATTAAGCGTTACGGTACCCTCATTAGATACTGTAACATCAGGATGTCGAGCTCCGTCAACGGTTACTTGAACAGTTTCATTTTTAAGCCAAGTTAAACCAGACAATTCAGATACGGCTATACCATATTCTTCAGCTTCCGGATCAAATGAATACGCATTATATTTTACACCACAATCAACAAAATAAATATCTTTAAGTGGTGTATCAACTCTAAAATCTTTATCCATTACTTCTATTGTTCGTACATACTCATCATTAATCTTACGTCGAACTATTAGCCATATTTGATCTTGTTGTATTGAGTCATTAAATATACTTTCAACATATTCAACCTCTACATCATTACCACCTAATAAATGTCTATGCCAGGCAATAACATTTTGTTCTTTATCATAAGTTAATCCAAGCAATAGACCACCATTACGTTCTATTTCACCTTCATTGTTATTCTCAATTACTCTTTGTGTACTCCAAATGATACTATGTGGTTCTTGCTGATAATTAAAACTACTTAATCCTACAGCAGTTAAGTGCTCACCTAATAAAGATATATCAGCAGCTTGATATTTGTCTTCTGAAAATTTATATGTTAATTCACGTAGTGTTCTAAGAGAATTTTGTGAAAATATAATTGAGTTTCCAATAAATTGTGGCTCAATTCTAGAGCTACCATAATTAGATATTCTAGCAAATAAGAAATTTGCTGGTGTAATTGTATCAGCATTATCTGTATTTAATTTAAACTCGGGCCCGATTGTGCCAATGTATAATGAGTCTGTTGATTTAATCCATACAATAGAGTTTAATTCATCTGTTGCTAAATTAAATGCAACACCCATATCATCGGTGACTAAATCATCCTCATCTGTCGGCGAAAATACGGAGAAATCTCCAGGCCGACTTCCCCATATGGTCTGTGGAGTAAACAGACCACCGCAGAAATAAAGTCTTTCCATGTGAAAGGCAACCGCTGCTGGGTAATGGGATTCAGTTGAATCACCTTCTGTCCCATACCAAGCACCCAAAAACCAATTAACAGTTGCTGTTGTTCCATTAATCGTGGATTGAATTGCTATAGTTGCAGATCTTAGTCCAGCTACTGCAGTTATCTTACCCCAACCTGGTTTTTTAGATATTGTTATGCGTACATGACGGCCTATCATTTCAGAAGTAAAAATATCAAAGTTCGAGGTAAGTGTAGCAGTACCAGTTGTTGCTGATACTTGTAGCGTTTTACTCTCGTCTAAGTTTTCAGTTTCATATGGCCCATCTTTATGCACATAATCTGAGAATTCCCAATTAGCTGCTGCTTTTCTGAGTAATATTCTTGGTTTATAGAGTGAATGTGTAATGTAAATAGTATCTAATGACTGAGTAAAGCGTAGATCAGTTAGATCTGAAGCTTTATATGGAGTAGTAATTTTGTACTCTACACCCTCAGATAATACTTTTATTGGATTTCCAACTGAATCGTATGAAAAAAATCTTATATAACCTTCCCCAAATTCAAGCATAAATACTTGTGTTCTATTAAAGGTAAATTTTTTGAATCTTTTTTTATCTAAGTCAAAGTCAATTAACTCTACACGATTGGCATAATCAACAAAAAGAGTCCCAGGACGTCTAAAAATAGGGCCATGTTTTGTAACAATAAAATTTTGTAATAACATTGCACCTGGTGCATAACGATCATATTTAACTCTATTCCACAATAATGGTGATAGTTCACCACTATTAAAAGAAGAGTACATTGGCAAGGTACTTAATTGAAAATCTTGAGCCATTACTAAGTCCTCACAGTTAAAATAGATGCTATTGGTACAGGTAAATTAACTTCCCGCGCATTAGCTGCTCTTGCACTACGTAGTTCAGCATCATACATTCCTAAATTGTCCGCACGTACTTGACGATCCTGTGTTATAGGATAAGCAATTTCTGCTGCTAGAAGTTTAATAATAGGGGTTAGTACATAAGTTGGAATTTTTGTACAATCAGTAATCTGTTTACTATAAACTAATATAATATTTGTCGCATTGGAATATATTTTACCATTTGCTAAACTATATGTGCTATCTGATGCCTGTGAAAGACTGTTTTCATTAAGCCTTTTTAAAGTTTCTGGTGTAATTTCAGATAAGCTATCATAGGGTACTATTGCTCGAATATACAAGCAATTATTTGGGATTGTATAAACATAATCCCAGCCATATTTCTCTGTATCTGAAGCTCTATTAAGACTTATAAATGATCGATTACAGTTCCAGGGGTTTATAGATAATACCTGATCAAGAACTTTTTGAAATTTAGAATTAACGACCCTTGCTTCTTTGCTCGGGTCGTCAAAACTCATAATCGTATCAACATTTATATCTAGTAGAGCACTGTTTGCTACTTGAATATTAGTTAACATTATTCACCTTCAGTAGTTTCGTCTTCCTCGATATAATCCTCTAATCCAGAAAGTAGGTTTACTTTACCAGTTAAAAGATCGATTGATTTAATAAAGATTGGAAATGCTTTTTCATTATCTTCGTCGTAACCTACATATGCTTCAATTAAACCAAATGAGCCATCAATAGGTTTTGATTGTATAATTACATAATCTCCGACCTCAATTTTTGTTGGGCCTTGAAGCAAAAATCTGAAATAGTTTTCACGAGTAATAACTTCCTCAATTGTATCAGTAGTTTTATAGATCCAACGAGTCATTATTTCATCGTGTACTAATCTTTCTGCTCCGCCTGGATTAAGTCCTAACATAATTTACTCCTTATGTTCCTGCTTCTACTTCAAATGTTCCTGCTGTAGCTGCTAAACCATTATAGCAAGCATCTGCCTCAGGAGTAATCGAAATTGTACCCGCAACTGCTGTTCCTGTACAAGTAAACACGACTGTATTATCATCACTCATAGAAACTGAAGCTACTGTTAAACCAGTTGTTCCAGCATCAATTGTATAATTATCTACATCTTCAGCCGCTGCTTCACTAGCAAATATTGTACCAGTCAAGTTACCTGTAATAGTTCCACCAGTATCATCAACTACAATTGCACTTGTTAGAGCAAAAGTACCTGCTGTTGGTGTTTCTGTTTCAATTGAAAGTTCTCCCGCAACTGCTTGAATACCATTTGTACAAGCCGCAGCCTTAGGAATTATCGAGATAACCCCAGCAACTGCTGTTCCAGTAACGGTAAATTCAACAGAATTAGCATCTACATAAGTTACTGCTGTTACAGTTAATCCTGTAACGCCAGCATCTATTGTATAATTGCCAACTGTTTCCGCTGCAACTTCGCTAGTGAAAGTAGTGCCAGATAAAGTACCTGTGATAGTACCACCATCATCACCAATTTCAATATCACTTTCAAGTGTTAATGCACCTGCTTCTGTAGTACCACCCGCAATATTTACCAAGGCTACATCTCGATCAGTATTGGAAGCTACTGCTAGCATCGCTGTTCCATCTGAACCTGTGGTAATTAATACAGAACCTTTACTTAGCTGATTGTACACTGCGTTAAAAAACCCAGGATCAGTAAAATCAGCTAAAGTAAGGTCTAAGTCTGTATAATGAGCTAAAGCAATACCAGAAACTTGATTCATTAGTTTGTAGTTTTTTATGTCAAAAGTTCCTGCCATAATTTTATCTCCTTATGCTGTGGCTGCTATAGAAGCAGTCGTTAGTGTTGTAGCATTGCTAACGGTGACAGCACGAATGCTTACGCCATCGCTAACAGAGCAGATAAGTACTGAACCAACTGCAAGTTGATCTTGAATATCTAAAAAGAAATCCGCACCAGCAACTTCTGCTTTAGTTGTCTCCCCTGTTTCAATATAATGAGCCAAGGAGACACCATTAACCTGATTAATCAGTTTATGGTTTTTTATGTCGAATGTTTGTGCCATTGTTTTAATCTCCTGTTTAATGTAAACAAAGTACAGGGGGATTAGCTCCCCCTGAAACTTACTCCGCTGTTAATGCCTTTGATGATTTCAAAGTGACAATTTTAACAACCCCGATAGAGTCGATTAAAGCTGCACCCATGAACATCTTAGACATTACTTGCCATCCATCTTCTTTTGGAAGTCTTTCAACTAAAGTAGTTGGAGGTAGACCGATACAATGACCGATACAATTTTCATTGAACGCAATGTTATAGTCCATAGTTGACGTTCCACCTAGAGAATCCCAAGTGTACCAGTCAAATCCCATCCATCTTTTACCTTCAAGTTGGGCAAGTTTAAATGGTTTGTCTTTATCATCGATGTAGTTTGATCTAGAGAAGCCGTCAATTGATAGCAAGTCATTGAATGCGTCTGCTGTCACAAATACAAAGTTTCTTCCACCGCCATCAAAGATAAAGTTTCTTGAGAAGTGTGCTCTCAAACCTTTAGTTTTTTCAAGAGTGAATCCTGTGTCAGTAAAGCCATCATCTGATGTACCGTCGTACTTTGATCCGATGATATAAGGTGTTTCATAAGCTACATCCAAGATCATCTTATCAGCCGCACGACCAAGTGCCACTGCACAAGTTTTTGCTAACTGACGTTTTTCGTCATAGTTTTGTTGCAACATATCAATGTCATCAACAGGTTCAGCTGCATATTTAGATTTCAAATAGCAGGTTACAGTGTTGTGATCAACATTCATGTATGGTACATTTGAATGTCTTGATTTGTCGGTTGCTTCGCCTTTTCCATAGATTTGGAAGACATATTCTTTTGCTTTCACGCCACGGACAGTTCTAACAGTGTTAGCCAGTTTTTGTCCTTGATCTTGAAATACAGTATGAACCTCTTTACCAAACTCTATGACAAACGAATTTTCAATTGTGTTGTTACTCATAGTTTTTTCTCCTTAAGTTTACTTACCGTAATTCAGGTTAACCCTGACTCTTAGCTTTAATCGCTATAATCTGATTAGCGATTTGCTTGTTTTCATTTTGCAGTAACGTATTAGTAGTGTAATCAGGAGCTCGTAAGTTCTTCTCCATTTTGGCTTCTAACTCTGCAACTGTCGACGTAATTTTTGGCGCGTCGCCACCTTTCATTTGCGCTCCACTAACTTGTTGTGATAATTTGTAAAAATCCTTAATTAAAAGAGGATTATTACCAAGCTTAGAGGCATTCAAATATTTTTTTGTTTCTGGACTTAGGAATTTATTTCCTATTGCCACTGCGGCCTTAAGATTATCTTCATAATCTGTACCCCATTCTTTTTTCAAAGCACCTACTGCATCATCAACTGATTTTTGGTAAACTGCTTTTACTTGATCATCAATTGTTTTAGTGATTTCTAAAGTTTTATTATTATAAAAACTATATATACCTTCAACTTGTTTTTGGCTCAAACCTAACTTGTGAGCTTCTCCAGTAAACCCGTTAAACATATCTTCGTTAAATGTTAAGCCTTCAGGTAACTCCTTATCTAGCTTATACTCTTCAGCAGTCTTAGGACGCCCTAATGCCTCGTAAAATTTATCCCAATCTTCTTGTGAAGATTCTTCAGTAGGTATCTTAGATAATGCAGCCATAGAAGCTTTTTGTGTTTTAAATGCTTTAATTAAATCTTCTTGTGTTTTAAATTCTGCAAAATCAGGATCTTCCTTAAATTCTTCTGGGAGCCATTCAATTACTTCTGCGTTACCGCCCGTTACATCTTTACCGTCAACTTCTGGATCATAAGTTCCAGAATGAGGATCTATACCAGCTATATCACCAGTAGGATCTTGAGCTCCAGCTGTAGGATCTTGCCCACTTCCAGTAGGATCTTGTGCTCCACCCTCGTCGAATGAAACATCGAAATTTTGTGAATCTGTTGCGCCTGGTTGTTCGTCTGCCATTATTCTTCTCCTTGTGTTTTATATAATGAGCTGAAATCTCTTGGGTCTAATTCTAACATTGTTATTATATGCAATATTACTCTTCGACCGCCTTCGTCTAAATTATCCTTACAAATATCTGCTAACTTGAATCTTATCGCCAAGTCTCTTAGAACATTTTGTCCTTCTTCCGAATTAAAGACTGTCTTATAATCTCTTACTAACTTTCCTGATATGCCCTTTTGCAAAAGCATCATCACATTTGTAGGAAACTTTTCTATTCCCATTATAACATACTCCTTTTTATTTGTAAATAGGGTTACGCAAATTCAGGCATTTCTAACGACAAATCGTTAGCATTTTGTTGCCCTTGCTGTCCTGGTATTAACCCCTCAGCACCATTACCCATACCCATACCATTCAATAAAGCTTCTTGAACACCTTCTGGTGCGCCACCTAGATCCTTCATTGAAGTAGCCATAGTTTGCATAGTGGCCATTGTTTTTTCTGTTTGTTGTTGCTGGCTTCTTGCATCACGTTCCGTTGATACTTGCTGATTATCTTTAATATATTCACTAGGTAAGCCCAAAGCAATCGCACGTCCAGTTTCCATTTTATCCCAATTAAATAAATCAATAACCGGTAAACCTGCTTGAGCTGTTTGTAGAACAGATGCTTTAGTATTATCAATTGTTTGGACATCCATCAATCTTTGTGCATTAGCAAGTGGTGATTCGTATGTTAAATAATAATCAGAGAAGCCACTTTTTGGATCAACTAATTCTTCCGGCGGTTCAGAGAGTTGCCCAGTTCTAGCTAATATCGCAAAACATCTGTTAATTATGGGTTCATAATATTCTAATTCTAATCGTCCTTGCCATGGCCCCATCAATATCATTTGCTGTTCTGTACGTTTACTTACTTCGAAAGCTGTCATTTGAGGACCACCTGTCAATTGCAATTGATCATTGAAGAATGCTTCACGCACCGCGGCTCTTCGTTCTTCGAGCATTTGATAAGTAACTTGTAGTTGACCTACTGTACTTAATGCCTGTGCACGTCTACCATTTGGATCTTGGTTAAGATTCATTGCGCCAGGTGTTAACATAAATGGTGTTATATAAGCTTCATGTGGTACATCATATGCTGGTCTTATCGCCATATGTGATGCATCTAAAATCATTCTCATTGATTCATTAAGAGTTCTAATATCTGGAAGTGCGTAAACTCCAGGGCCTCTACCCCATATCTCACCAGGTAGTTTTTCTAATCTCAAGACTGCATAAGGCATTTCCTGATAACCAGATTCATACAGCGGTTTAGTCCAATCATCTTCTATTACATATATGCATCCAAAAGGAAAACTCAATGGATCTGTTTTAACTTTATCTGGGTCTCTATCTTTACCATGTCTAGGATAAGTACAATGAATAATATTAAACTTTTGCTCAGGATCCTCGGCTAAGGCTTGACGAACTTTATCGGGTAAATCTGCTTCTTCAAATTCAGCATCAATTTGTCGTGCGGTCATTTTAAATGTTCTATAAATAATATCTACTTTTCCAAAAGGACCTTCTAAAAAATAGATCTGGTCTAAACTTAATGCTTTACCAGAAAGTTTATTGATCTTATCATCTTCAATATATGAAACACAAGTACCTAAAGCAAGAGCATCTAAATAACCTTGATACATCATTGGTGCAATTGGTTTAGCCATCGCGCTTCTTAATGCTTGTGTCGTGTCTTCTAGCCACATTCTAATATTCTGTGGTAAAGCAGTCATTGGTAAATTATTAGATTTTAATCCCATATTAAACCAATTAGAATATGGATTAGATGCGCGAGAATATAAACCTGATGCCGCTTTAATTAAAGCATTAGGCCCAGTTGAATCATAAATCTTTTTTGTACGAAAATCTCCCGGATAACGTTCGATTGAAAACGAACATCTTCCAGGTAGAAGATAATCACTACATTCTTGTAGCAGTGAATCATAGTTTTGACGAATACTCTTTGCAGCAGCAAAACCTTTGCAAAGTCTATCACGTTCTTCTTGTGAACTCATATTATTGACCGCCTAGTAATGAAACCTTATAACCTTCAACATTATCAGTATCACCTAAAGTAGATGTACCGATAGTACTTATTCTGCCAGACATATTCATAATTTGTCTTTTTCTTGTAGCTTCAGCTTGACGCATTTCTTCAGCTACTGCTGGATCTTCCTGCGTAGGTGCTGCTGTAGCTGCTGGAACTGATGGCATTGATGGCATTCCCATATTACTTACCTCCTGTTAATAAACTCTGCTGTTGACTAAGAATTCCTTTTGGCCCCTGTGCTTGTTGAATCTTTTCTCCTGGAGTCTGTACTGCGAACAGTCTAGACTTACCGGTTCTTCTATCTACTGAATCCATATACTCAGTAGTAGACATTGTATCACCACTTTTTGACTGGCCCGGAAGAGCTCCCGCATTTTCGCGATACATCTTTTGGGTATCAGTCAGCTTCTTTGTAAGCTCAGGATTATTTCGTGTAGTCAACGTAGGTGAACTCATACTTCCATTATAACCTGAATCTCTTTTTTTGTAAATAGGAAAGCTCAAAGGTTTACATTTAGATGTTATAGTCCATAATCGCACTTAAGCCTTGCTCCTGTCCGCTATAAACATCATAATTAGTTATAGCTTGTGTTTGTTGTATATTATTATATAATTGATTCTTAATTTGCTTTTTACCAACAGCTAAAACACGAAGGGCATCACATGGGTGAGACGTCCAATCATGATTAGGTTTATCTTTAAATATCTTTCTTTCATCGTCCCATTCTTTTGAGTATTGACGCAAGGCATTTACTAACTGATTACATTTACCTTCGTAACGTTCTTTATTTTCTGGATCATCCAATTCCATATAATCAAAGTAACATTTTCCTAGCATACCACGCACAGCATCAATACCATCAGCTACAGGGAGTTTGGGAACGATGTCAAATCTTATACCTAATTGTTTTGCAGTCTCAATTCTCGCAACACCAGTAGATATTTCTCTGTTCTTTAAATCATGCGGTCCAAGATGCGTGCCATAATTATACTTTAATTTTTCAGCTTTCTCTTTTAGCTTCTTCGCATAGTAAGCAAAACCTTGCGAATTACTTTCTATATAATCTATAAATCTAATGTCACCATTTTTAATTATTTGAAAGAAGAGTATAGCACAATGATCCGATACACCGATATCCCATGCGGTATGAACCAAGAAGTTTGGATCATGTCTCACCATTGTGAGTCTACCATCCATAAGCGCTTCATTCATATGCTGACCATAATATGATCCTACAAGTGAAGCATCGAATGAGTTCCAATATTCTTGCTGTATTAATTCCTCTGGCATACCAGTGTTTCTATCTTCTTGAATCGCTTCATAAGACACAACTGGAATCCATATCTTGTTCTTTTGTTCATCAAGTATAAATTCACCAGCATCATCTCGGAGTTCTTTCTTCGTGTGATCAACAGTTAACAGCTGTGTAAACCAACCGGATTTCTTAGCATTATTTAATAAATCATAACCATGATTCCGTCCTCTGGCGGTATAAATAAATATTGCCCATCCACCATTCTCGTTTAGGATAGGTCGAAGCAAGTTCCACGCAGCAGGGTTCTGTAATGAATATTCTGAGAAGATAACTCCAACCGGGTTAGATCCTACAAGTGAGTTAATATCATCAGTCCCAACCACCTGATAAATACTACCATTCTTTAATCTTATTTGCATCAAGTCATTTCGTGGAGGACCTGCGAGAAGTTCCTTCGGAAACGCCGCATCAATAATCTTGCGGCCATCTGAAGTAAAACCATCCCAAATAATCTTACGCCCCTGTTTATATGTCGGCAATAGATGCCAATATAAACCAACTCTCTCTAGCATTTTAGTTGCGCATATATTAATAGCATTAAAATCTTTTCCAGCCCGTCGATGCCATACAAGCACAGCCCTCTTTCCGGGGAGCACCTTTTGCGTAACTGCATCATACTTTGGCTGTGGTTTAAACATATACTGAAAAGAAGGAATCTGATAATCCCTCGGTGTATAATTATAAGGCATTATAATTTTATTCGTCTGTTGACTCGGCGTTTGTGTCATTTGATTCCTCTTTAAAATTTTCTATTTCAATAATTTCTTCGGTTGGTCCAGTTAAAATATTATTGTCTCCAGCGTAATCATCTGATTGTACGAAGTTCGCTATCTGAACCACGATTGGTGAGCCATTGCTCTTTGCGTCTGCTTTACCATATTTAGATGGGTTATTAGCAGTCATTAAAAATTTAAGCAGATCATCGGAATATTTTTTCTTGTAGCCACATTCTTCACCTTGATAAAACACAGGCTCATCTACACCTTCTACTGCACGCTCAACTGCTGCTTCTTCTAATTTAGCATTAAATAATTCTAAAGCTAAATCGATTGACTCACTGAAGACTGGTACAAGCTGTCTGTAATCATCAACTACTTTTGGAGTAATCTTGATTCTTGGGTAATTCTTTTTTAATAGAGCGCAAGCAGAGGCAATGTTACCACTTGCTTTTAGATAATCACAAAAGACTAATGATGGTGATCTTCTATTATCTGGATCTAAATGAAAGAATTCTTCCATTCGTCCTGGAAGTAAATGTAAAGGAGCATTGCATTTTTGCATCTCCTGTAAACGAGATCTAATATCTTTAGCCCTTGTTAATGCATCAGGCATCTCGTAGCTTGTTAATGGTTCAAATAATGGTGTCGCTACAAAATCAGCAGCTTCTTTAATTTGAACATTTGCTCGCATATCGTTTATTACTTCTAATTCCTCAGGAGTTAGAAGTTCTTCTAATGCTTTATTATATGCTGAAACTTGTGGAAATTTATTTTCTTCGTCCATCGATCACCTTTAAATGTTTTCTCTTTATTTCATTATTTAATATCTTATATAACTTTTCTTGTTCTTCTTCGTTCGCACAGATGAAAGTCCAATAAGGTATCTCCAATTTTAATGTTATACAACATGTAACAGGTTTATCTTCATCATCAGGATTGGATTCAAATTCTTTTCTCACGGATTTTATATTTGCTATAGGTATATAAGAAACATCATTTGTAGTGATGTGACCATAATGTTTTTTAAAGTGTTCTAAAAATTCTATGTTGTCCTGATCCATAAAATACTCCTCACTTCATTATAACACAAGAAGTATGGATTGTAAACTAAGGTTGTAAGATTTTGATGCAACTTACAGAGGTTTATGAATTATGTGTTATTTACTGTGAGTCTTGCTTCTTGGCTCTATGCGCACGCACACGGGAACGTTTCTGCTGTTGCAAAGCAATGCACAGGGGGATATAGTCTATAAATGTCAAAAATGACATATAGTAAACAATAATTCAATACATGCGTAATACATTATCCATATAGATAAAAAGCTATATATACCTATATATAAAAAGTAATGTATTAAATTATTAAATTATTATAATATATTTTTAAAAAAAAATTTTTTATATTTAAAAAAGGGCAATAATTTAATAATTTAATACATTTTTATATAGGAGATCTAAACTTAAATAATCCGAGCCTTTGTTTACAAGCCTTTCAGGCTATTCAACCTACTTGTAGTCTCTAAAAAAATGTATTGAATCCGTTTTAGTCCGTAATAATTTAATACATGATTTAATACATCCTCTGTTGGTAACAGGTTCAAAATTCAAAAATTAGCTGGGAGTTTTTCTAACTCTAGACAAACAGCGTGCGACATGAATCACGTGTGTAGGGCGCCCTCGCGATAAATAAATCACAAGCTCCCCGAATGCAAAATAGTTCACTTTTTATCAAACTTGCTGTATGATGATAATATCGAAACAACGAACCGAGATTCTTGAATCAAGAATCAATGATGTTACTTTAATAAAAGAAAGAAGGTACATTATGAAAACAAAAACAAAACCATCTGAAACAAAAGCTACTGAAGCGGTAGTAAAAGCACCAACAGCTAAAATCAATAACATTATTATTAAAGATTTTAGCAAGTTTGCAGAAGCAAAAGGCTTGAATCAAGAATCAAAAGTCAGTACTATTATGCTAACAATCTATGCTGACTATGGTTGTAATGTTCATCCCAAAGTTCTTGCAGAACAATTGAAAGAATTTAATCCTAAACTCAATACTACATCAAGTTGTATTGCTTGGTACAAGAATCATTATGATGCAGAGCAAGGAAAGTTCATTGTTAAACCTCGCGATAACAACAAGAAGCAAGAATTGATAGCAAAAATCAAAGAATACAAGGAACTTGAACCAATATTCTATACTCTTCCAGCACTTTCTGTTGCTAAATTAGAGCAAATTGTTGCAAATTTGAAGTAATTGTAACGAAATGTTAATCATTTTCGGGGAATCTTGAATCGTGGGTCTTGGCTCAGAGGTCTAGAACCAAGACTCATGAAACAAGAAACTAATCCTAGAGAATGAAGAGGTAAGATAAAACAATAATAAAAACCATTCCAAAGAGCTAGTACCTTAGAATTAATCCCAAAGGATAGGCAAACTATTCCAAAGAGCTAGCTTCATAGTCAAGAACCAAGCACCAAGAACCTTCCCTCTTGATTCTTAAGCAAACAAAAGCAAACAAAAGTATTAGCACAATGTAATATATCTTAATAATACTTTATAATAATTAGTATATCTTATTAAACAAAAGGAGAATAAACTTATGATACCAAAAGCATATAAAAGAAACCCAATGACAAAGCTATTATGGTTATATAAAAACAATATCATAACCCGTGATAAGTTTATTCATTGCACAGATATATTACGATATAGTCATTATAATCTAATTAAGTAAGGAGCAAGACTCATGAATCAAGACTCATTATTCTATTCTCTTGTAGATTTAGCAAAGAGATTCGCGATAGTATCCATCTGGATACTCATTGGAAGTATAAACTTTTAATCCATAACCAAAGTATTTACAATCAGCATTTTTATAATATAATAAATTATAATCGAAAGGATGCAATCAAAATGAATAATATGAAATTCGAAACAACCAGACCATTATCTGAAGTCTACGATACAACCAAAGAAATTGTAGAACATAACCAAGATAAAGTCTTTATAATAGATTACAACCCAACATATTACAAACACTCAACTCCCTGTATCGAGCGATTAGATTTCTTTCTTAATGAATTCTGTAGACAGAACGAGACGGTTGAGAGGATTCACCTACATATCCAACGCATCAATGAACTAGACTTCTTTGAATTCACTCGATTTGATGAAGGTAGTGTCGTGGTGACCCGTACTTTTGATAGACCTGTTCAGGGAGTTTGTAAACCAAAAGACAAGACTATTGAAGAAAGATTCTGGGATTATTGTGGTGACCCAGATATAGGTCTTAAAAGACAATTCAACAATGCTGCAAAAGTATTCGCTGAAAGAATCCATAAACGTATGCTAAACGATGGCGCGTTTGATAAAGCTGCATTAACATTTAATAGACTATTGAATCGTGTAGCAAGTGGTGAATATATTAAACCCAAGACACGCGAATATTATCTGAAGACAATGGAGCAACCATTCCTACATTATGACCATGTGAGTATGACTGCCAGTTTATCTCATGTTAGCAAAGTATTTTCAATGACATTGACTTTTGAGAATACTACAATAAAGATTCAAATGAATGGTCATGATGATGGCATATCCTATGAATTTGATTGGTGGGGTTTATTGTGATTACAATCACGCATCAAGAATGGAGAGGCAAGACTTATGATTTACCTCAAGATGAAATAGTAGATTATGCTACAACAATCATTGACCCACCACCAATAACCTGGAATCATGATGCATCTGAAATAGGAAAGAGATGTTACCTATTATATTTATTATCTTATGAATGTGGTATAATAATTAAACTCAAAGGAGACAAGAATCATGGCACAAATAACACAATCAGAAGCAGAAGAAGCAGCAAAAGTATATAATACAGATGAATGTAATCAGATAACTCGTGTAGTTAATGTGATATTTGATTATAATAAATAAACCTTAAACATAATAAAGGATTTACTATTATGTCTAGAGACATCCAAAACATAATAAAGAGTTGTAATGCTTTAACTAATATGACCAATACTATTTTATTAAATACTAAAGAGCATATTTATTTAAAGCAGTCAGAGAGAGTAAAGGAGGAAAAGCCATGTCCCAAGC